TTCCAGCCCATCACCATGGGCCAGGGCGAGCCGGTGCGCAGTAGGGTAGTGGCGTGGCTGCCGGCCCTCACCCCTGGCTCGCCCTGGCCCATGGTGATGGGCTGGAACCCGCCGGCCTCATCGAACCATTTAAGGATATTCTCGATCTGGCTGAAAAGCTCGGGCGGCACCTCCGAGGTAAGGGTCTCGATCTTGCCGGCGGGGCTCTCCTCGTTCTGGTAACCGTCCGGCACGTTGAGCGCCCGATACTTCTCGGCCGTGATGCCGGTCAATCCGATGCCGACGCGCGGCGGCCTGGCGCGTAGCTTGGTCAGCCGGCGCAGATCGTCGATCGACTCGTTGAGCATGTCCTGCAGCGGCGCGAGCGTGACGACCTCGCTCTCCCCCCAAAAGTAATTCGGGTTCCGATTCGGGCACACCTCGGTGTAGGGGTGCTCGCCCTTGACGCCCGACAAGTTCCGGCGCTTGAGCCGGCCCTCGATCACGATGTCGTCGACCAGGCGGATAGTCGTGTAATCCTCAAGATCGCTGTCGATCACCCACAGTTCATCGACCCGCACCAGGTCGGCGGCGACCTTGGGATCGAGGATCGGTCCGGGCATGTTCGACATAAGCACGTTGCTGCGGCCTGGCGCCGCGACGTTCTGGCGGACGGGCGTGATCCCCGAAATGATGACCTGGCGCAGGCTGTCATCGACCGGGCGCAGCTCGTCCTGGCGCTGTGAAGCGGTGCGGGCAGCCTCCTCCTCGATCGCGGCGCGATCGGGCGCGTCCATCAGCTGCCGTTTGAGCTCGTTCTTGGTGATGAACGTGGTTTCGACGAAAGCCTCTTGCCGGTCCAGCTCGCCGATGTCCTCGCGCAGCACCGCGAAAAAATGCGGATGCACGAGCCACGGCTCGAGTCCGCTGTGTCCCCATTGCTGCTTGAGCAGAGTTTTTCCTTCGACCAGCGCCCAATGCACCGCGTCGCCGAAATCGAGATCGCAACCGCAGCGGTTGAAGTGGCGATTGAAGATGCGCGACATCGCGACGGCGCGCTGCAGCCATGGCTCTCCAACATCCCCGTCGTAGCCGAGGATGTATCGCACGTCCTCGGCTGAGAACAGGAACGACGCCAGGCGATCGATGTGCGAGAAAATCTTGTTGTATCGCGCGGTGCCGGTGCCGTCCGTGCCGTTGTAATAGTAGCTGTACCACATCCCCAATCTGGCGATGCGATCGGCGCGCGACACCTCACATTCCTGGATGATCTCCCGCGCCCACGGGCCGATATTTTCCTTTGGTAGCTTCACGCCACAGCCCCCTCGACCGCGACGCTGCGCAAGCAGAATTGCCCGACTCGCTGTGGCCAGATCGAGCCGGGGAAGCCCTGGCGCCCTTCCACCTGGCGCGTACACGTATGCCCGTAGGTATGGACCGGCACGTTGGGGCGAGGCCCCATGACGTGCTCCATCGTCGTCCCGCAGTGCGGGCACTCAATCGTCTGCGGCGCCATCTGATCCCCCGGGTTGTCTCGGCCGGGACGGGCAAGGGGGAGATTTGGTTACCTGGTCCGGCCCTGCCGGCGCTCGTTTTCGCGGTTCGCCGCGGCGTCCTCTTTGGGGTCGGCATGGGCCATTTTCGGCGCCCCGGGCCGGTCCTCGACGGGCATGCCGCGCAACGCTGCATTCTCTCGCTCGACCTCCTCCGTCCTCTTTGCCTGGCCGGTCTGATACGGCATCCACTCGCAATAAGACTGACCCTCTGGCGGTACCTCGCCCTCCTGCACCAGCGGGACATTGCTGCGCGCATGCGTGACGCCGTCCGCGCCGAAAACCGTCAGGTTAACCGAGGTGTCGCTGTTCACCTTGGCCAGCATCGCAGCCAGCGGCTCGTTGCCGGCTGCTGGGCGGTAGTGCAGGCATCTTCCGACTGTAGGCTCGATCGTCATCGTAGCTCTCCGTTGGTTGTTGGACTTCGGGCCTTTTAACGTCATGCCAAGGACGGTCTCCTAGCGTGGTCGCATGTGGTTCGCCACGTACAAACTTTGCTTAAGCAGATACCCTTCAAGCGGCCAGATCTTTTGCCTGGCGTTCGCCCGCGCGATCTTGCGGCCGATCTCCTCATTGAAGTTTTCGGGGCTCGCCGCCGCGCTGTGTCCGACAACCTGAAATCCGTTCTTGAGGGTGAGCGCGCACACCGTGAGCGTGGTGCCGGGGAACACGTAGAACTGCTCGCCGAGAATCACGTTGTCGATGCTCTCGGGCGTCAGCCGCGGCGCGTCGAGACCTTTGGCCTTGATCTCGTCCTCGATCGCCTGCTCGTCTCGCTCGCTCACGTCGCGATCTCCCAATCGGTCGCGAGCAGATCGGTCTGCGAGGCGAGCCACCCCATGAGAATCTCGCCGGTCGCGGTCTTCATGGTGATGCACGGCAGCACCTTGGCGACGCCGTCAGGCTGCGATCGCGCATATTCTTGATTCGCCGGCGACCAAAACTTATCGGCCGCCAGGCCTTCATGGTGTGGCGAGTAGGCCAGCCACATGCCTTTGCCGTTCCAGCCGGCGCGCCGCACCTTGTGGCCATTCTGCATCGCGTTCACGGCCCACCCGATTCCGAAAGCGCGCTCGTCGTTTGGTCCGATGTTCATGCTCATTTCCTCACGTTGATGCTCTGACCCTGGTCGGTCAGCAGCTTGTAGTTTAGGGGGAGCTGACCCTTTTTGCCAGCCTCGGACAGCATTGCCATCGGGTTACGATCGGCGGGCACCGATCCCTTCGCGTTCTGGATCACCGATTTTACGCTGATGTTCTGGCCCTGGAACGGCCCGCCCTGACCACCGCCGAAGAAATTGCGCGCCGCCGGGCTCAATCTCTCAGGGTTGGCGGCCAAATCTCTGAGATCGCGCTGCAAAGCGTCGTCCTGCTCGCGATCGACGGCGGTCTTAGCGGGGGTCATAGCGGCTACATCCCCCTCCCTCAAGTTGTCCTTAAGGTTGGTCAGCCCGTAATCCTCCTCTACAATCTTCTGTGTGATGTCCAAGGCTCTCGATTTGTTGGTCTTTATGGCGAACATGCCGGGTTGCCAGTCGAGCACCTTGTCGCAGTACGGGCACGGCGGGTCGCCATCGTTACCGCTTTCGAGAACAACCTCAAACAACTGGCTGCAATCGTTGCACTTGTATGTGCGAATCACGGGCATTCGGTCTCGCCCCTCCGATAGGCCGTCGCCGATCCTGACGCGCGCCTCGCATCCCGGCGCGCCTCGATCCTGCGCCGCGCCGCCTCCTGCTCCTCCCGGGATGCTTCGCGCAGAATCGCGTGCGCCCGCTCGCGGATGACCTCAAGCCACCGGTCGATCGCATAGTCCGCATCGTCGCCCATCGCCTTCGCGGAAGCACGGCCCGCCTCGGCGAGCACCTGCGCGATCGGCTCGATGTACTGCAGGATCGCTGTCTTGGTCTGAATCACGTCGTGGATGTGGCGCGCCGCCTCGTCCGACAGCTCGCCGTTCGCGTCGAGCACCCCCGTTACGACGCCGTGCTTGACTTGCATTGCGGCACCTCCTCCTTCTTGGCCGTCATCGCCAGGCCGCCTCGATCTGCTCCTGCAGACGCTGGTCTGCCTTCTGCTTGAAAAAATCTTGCACGATCAAATTGTGGAACACCGCGTCGGGCCGCTCGCGCGCCAGGCGCTCCTCGGCAACCACCACCTGGTGCGTTCGTCCGGCCGCGATCATCGCGGGCCGCACCCACTCGATGTAAGCTTTGTAGGCGAGCGCCGTCGCGTGAACGCGGCCGTCGCCGGCCTCGCGCTCGGCTTTGATGTCGCCGCCGTCCTGTACGATGCTGCGCATCTCCTCCAGTAGCGGCACCGATCGAACCTGCAGCGCGCGCAATGCGTAGCCGTCGCGCATCTGGTTCATGATCATCAAGTCGAGATCGGGGTTCGACTTCCATCCGTAGGCGTAGCCGGCGCCCATCGTGTCGGGCCGGTGGTAGAGATACCAGCGGACCAGCTGAAAAACATCGGTGAGGCCCTTCTCGTTGGCGCGCTCCCGCAGATAACCCGAGTCCATCAGCTGCTTGAGGTGGGCAAGTTCCTTCATCACCGCCGGACCTGGTCCGTTGACCTCGACGTTGATCCACACGTTGCGATAGGACCCCGCCAGGTGCGCGAGCACCCAGGCGACCTGAAACGTCTCGGGCTCGTCGGTCCAATACTCGGCGACCTGGTCGGCTCGATCGGCGTAGCACCGATAAACCTCGATGCAATGGTCGCCTTCCTTGTCGGCGCGGCCGAAACCGGGATCGCAGCCGATGCAATACACGCCGTTCGGCTGCGGGTCTTCCCACATGCGCAGCTCGGCGTCGGCGACGCGCTCGACCTGGTCGATGCTCGTCTCTAGGAAATTTTCGCCGATGTTGTAGGAGAACCCTTTGAACGGGACGCGCTGCTCGCGGATCGCTTCGATGCCGTCCTCGACTCGTTGCGTGTTGAAGAACGATTTTCCGCTGCTGATGAAGGCCTGCTTCTCGGTCCAGGGATACTCCTGCGCCATCAAGTCGTCGTCGGCGATCTTGACTCGGCTCATCCACCGATACCAGGCGATTTGCTCGGGGTCGACGGTGAAGTGGTATTGCTTCTTAACATGCTCACAGAGCGTCGCCTCCTCTTTCGAGAGATCGCCGCCGGCCCAATAGAAATCGAACTCGGGCGTGCCGCGTAGCAGCCGATAAATCTCTTTCGCCCACCAGCCGATAAAGAAGACCTTTTGCGTGAACGGATCGCGCCTGGCGTTCTGCACCATGTCGTAAAAAAGATTGTAGCCGCGAGCGGTGCTCTCGAAAATATAGAGCCGATGCGGATGCGTCTGCGCCAGCGACGCCATCATTGAGGCAACGCCCTCCGACGATCCCCACGATGACGCCTCGGTTCCGTGCACGAAATTCCAGGCGCGCGACCGCGCCAGGCCGCCGCCCTTCTTGCGCACGCCGGCCACCACATAGTCGAGCACCGATCCGTTCGCGAGCACAAGATTCGCCTCGTTGTTCTTGACGATCGGCACCCGGTACGATGCGGGCAGAGAACCAACGACGCGATCAAACAGGATGCGAAACTTTGCCAGGTTGTCTTCGTTGTCGAAAATGATCGCGCCCTGCAAGCCATCGTGAACAGAAATCCAGAACAGGTCTAGCAGGAGGCACTCGGTACTGATCCCGAGCTGCCGCGCCTTGACGTTGACGAAATGACGGATGCCTCGATCGAGCCCCTCGCACATTTCGAGAATGAAACGCTTCTGCGATCCGTACCGCTTCAGCTCGCCGACGCCGGTTTCCTTGCTGTCGATCTGCACGTGCGAGGTGAAAGTTAGATAGGGCGTGATCCAGCCCTCGGATCGAGCCGACGCTGCCCAATCGTTGGCGGGGTTAAGCATCAAAGAGCGCGCAATCCTAGGCATACGAGTGGCCCTATACAAGGGCCTCCATCCTGACGTCATGTCGAATCGATAGCATCTGGTGCCACTTGCCGAGATTCCCGAGGACATAATCCATTTTTGAGATATCCCCTTGACGAACGTCAGCTTCCGCTTTCAGAAAAATATCTGCGATTCTATGCAGATCGTCAGCCGCACAATCTCGCGCAAGCGGAAAGGTCGTTGGTCCGGTCACATCTTTTGCCGCGCGCTCTGCCATCGGCTCTGGTCCTTCTCACCGGAAGCGCGCTTCTTCGGTCTCCTCCTGTAGTCAACGCTGCGGAGGCACGCCGTGCAATTCGTGCGCGACCACATCTCGGCATAGTCGATGCGCTCGTTATCCTCCGTATCCGCTTCGTTGGCCATGTCGGTCTTAAACACTACGATGCCGCAAGCCGTTCGGCCGCGCGGTGGGGCGCAACCAAACCAGGACGCAACGTAATGCACGCGCTCTGTCATCGTCCCCGGTCCTTCTCTCTCAAGAATTTTTGCAAGGCGCCCGACAGAGGCAGCAAAGGCTCTGCCTGCGCTGCCAATCCCATATGGTTTCTCACGCTCTGTCATCGTCACCGCGCCTCAAACCAATATCCGGCGAGCGAGCACAAGCCCGGGTTCCATCGGGCATCGCGCTGCTTGGAACCTTCGTGAGATCGATGGTCAAGCATCATCGATCGTGGTACGACAGGAGCGGCCGGAAATCACGCATGATCTCGTCGTATGTCTCACGGTCGAGCGCAATCGCGACCGTGCTGTAAGCGAACGTGTATGGGCTCCACTGAAACGCGACATCCTCGACCACCGGCAACGCCGGCATTGCGGGCGCCGCGGCCAGCGCGGCCAGCCCAACAAGAAAATCTCTGCGCGACTGGTCAGCCATTTGCGTTTGCCTTCTCACCGTGAGCGTGTGCAGCGCGATCAAGCCGCTCGATCTCCGCTACGATCAGGGCTGCGGCTTTGATAAGGTTGCGGCGTCGGCTGCGCCCGGGCTTCCACCACCCGTCTCCCCAAGATTTCGGCCAGAGGTCGCGATAGGTCGTGTACGGCTTGTAACCGAGCCCTACAAATTCTTCCGCTTTGAACGCGCGCGTAGTCGCGGCATAGCAAGCAGCGGCATCCGCAAGCGATCCGTCCGTGTGATCATCATCGTGCTCTAGCGTCCAACCTTCCTTATTGATCTGCCGCTGGCGCTCAATCACGATGTCTTCTATTGCTGTTGTTTGCTCTGTCATCGTCACCGCGCCTCAAACCAATATCCGGCGAGCGAGCACAAGCCCGGGTTCCATCGGGCATCGCGCTGCGTGATCATCCCGCCCTTGTAGATCGCTCCATCAAACACGACCGACAGCGCCGCGATCTCGGGAGACTGACAGTCGAAGCGATTGATCCTGTGCTTGCAGTCGCTGCAGGTTGGAACGTTCGTGAGATCGATGTCAGCCATTCGTCGCCTTTGGGGACCGATCTTCGATAAAGGTCAGCGTCGCATTCCACTTCGGAATGTTGTACGCGGGAGAACCCTCCGTGAGCTGATCCATCTCGATTTTGACCGAAGCTCCTGGATGCAGAGAAATTCCGGCGAATGTTGCCGCCTTGAACGACAGGGCGTCAAGAATATCTTTCCACGTCAAGCGCACGATCACCCGTCGTTCATTGGTGACGGTGTCCGAGACAAGATCAGCCACCTTGCGTCTCTATCTTCACGCCGAGCTTGGACTCGATCGCCTCGCGCAACGCGTTACAGAGAACCTGCGCCGCCTTGCGATCGGGCAGCGGGTGGGCCTGGAAAGTGATGATGAACTTGCCCGGGTTCGGATAGCCCGCCGGGATCACGCCGATGTCGAGCGAGACGCTGACCTGTTGGTCCCGTGGCGTGTCAAACAGTGGGGTGATCAGCGCGCCCATCAGAGCCACCTCGTGCGCGCACGCGTAGCAATGTCCGTGCCACTCACGGCTTCATCCCGAGAGCGATCATGTAGCTGTGCGCGATGTCCTCAAGCCGCTTGTACTCCGCGGGATCCTTGGCGCGGCGCTGGATGACGTAGCGGAGCGCCTTGGTCTCGTATCCATCGGCCTTCGCTTGGGCGTAGATCGCCGCGACATCGTCGGCGAGTGATGCCCGCTCCTCGTGCAGCCTCTCGATGCGCTCGACGATGCTCTTGAGCGCGTCCGCGGCAGTGCTGTCGGCGGTGAACGGCAGCGATTTAGATTTCATAGCGCGCTCCATCAGCTCACCCACAGACCAACCGCAATGACAATGAGAGCCCACATGGCAGGGTGGCAAAGAAACCGCCGTAGCGCGCGATCGAGCGCCCGGTCATCACCTTCGTATCGGTCCATGGGGTTCCTCTCCAACGAAGTTCATGACTACGCAGTAAATGCCGATCGCGTCCAGCGCAACGACCACACACGCTAACGCCCACCATAACAGAAAGACGAACGTCCGGCGCCGATTCGAGGTGCGATAGAGGCGGGTCTTGGCGAGCGGCACGGGCGTCCTCCGGTGCCTCCCCCGCCGGCCTGCTTCCTGCTGCGTGCCATGGGAGGTTGAGAGGGCCGGTGCTGGCAGGGGAGGCAGGGGGTGCCTAGCATGTATGGGTTGACAGCGCAAGCCGGCGGTGGCATATGCGGCGCCCGTTGGTGGCGTTTTGAGTTTGGGGGGCGCCCTGTCATGACCGGGGCGCCCCTTCTCGTTACCGCAGGCAAGGGCTCAAAACGCGCCGCTGGCCATCTGTGGCCCTCACGTTCACCTCGTAGCCGCAGGCAAAGCAGCGGTCACCGCCGAGCTGCTGGCCCATGATGGCAAACAAGCGGTGCCAGCTTTTTTTAACCCGCTCGGTCTCCCCACAAGTCGGGCAGCACGCGGGCATCCTCTCGGCCTCGGTGGCGATCATCGCAGCTGCTCCATTCTGACGGTACCGTGATGGAGGAGACGCAACAGCAGAACGGCGGGGCCTGTGACGCCCCGCTCGGCCCAACGTCGCGCGGTGCGTTCGCTTGCGTTCAACAACTTTCCGGCGGCGACCTGGCTGATACCAAGGCGACCGATCACGATGCGGAACTGTTTCGCCGTCATCGTGTTGGGAAGCTTGCGGCGGCGTCGCGTTTTGTTTGATGGCGGCAACACTCTGTCGGCGCCGAAAATCTCGACGATCTGTGATGCATAGGGATCACCAATGCATTCGCAGCTGATGGTCGACCCATCAGGCATTTTGAAAAACAGATTGCCGGCGACAACATGCGGCCCGACCCTAACTTGTTCCGGCGTCCATCCGGGCAGCAAGCTGTCGGCGCCGAGAACCTGAACCTGCTTCGCGATATCGTGACGTGGTTTCGTGTTCATCACGCCACCTTCTCGCGCTTGCCGGGAGTGCAGACCGCCACAATGACCTCTGCGGTGTATGGCTTTCCGGTTTTGTAGTGGGTTTCTCCGCGCCAGCTGGCGGCGACCTTGGCCGCGAGATCGGGGCGGCCAGCCCATTCGGCATGACTGATCACATCGTCATGACTGATCACAATGCAATGCGTGTAGATGCGTCCGGCGCTGTTGCGTATCCATTTGCGGCCGGTTGAGTCGATAGCGGAATGTCCGTTCATTTGCGTCCTCGTTTGGTTGGTTGGTCTAACGCGCCACTATGGCCTATGTGTTACTTAAGGTCAATATGGCCTATGTGGCAATATCTGATTAAAGTATTGATTGGCACGATACTTGCCCTATACGGCAACAGCGCTGTTATGTTTGGTAAGTTTTCACTTATCAAATAACTTTGTTTGTTTGGTTGTTGGTTGTTGATAGGAACAAGAAACCCTTATGTAATGGGCACTTCTGCAACTCAGTGAAACGACTGTATTTTAAGACGACGCCGAGACATCGAAAAATAGGGGCCGAATCAGCACGCACACCGGGTTGCGTGTAATTCATTAACAGCAACTCGGGGTTCGTATTTCAGCCACATTCATGTTGTTAAGTATCTGAAATGACTAGAGAACTACTGCGTGTATACAATTGGCGAAATAGTGTTTGTCGGACCCAAGCACTGCCAAGCACCCCTAGACCAGAGTGCCGAGAGCCCAGCAACGCCGACCTGTGGAAAGACCGAAACGGGACTAATTTACTACAGCAAAAACAATAGCTTACTGTTGCGACATCATGTGAGATTGACATTCGAACCGCCCCGTGGCATACGCGCGGCTCCTCCCCCCGTAGAACCCCCGACGTGGCTACCCCAGGCAACCGGGCCAGCCGAGCTGCCCATGCGCGCCCAGGGTATCACCCGATCGAGAAGGGGACGTATCCCGAGCCATGTCCCTC